ATTTTGGAATTAATTTCTCATAAGCCCCTTTACTTTTTGACAATAGTAATTATATATAATGTATGAGATGCCAATAGTGGGTCTCATTAATCTAAACCTTGCCCATAAAGGAGGTAATAATGACTAATACCGGATACGATCCATATCAATTCACACATAGATTTGCTGATTTTGATAGATACAGCAAACATTTCGTTGGTGTTGATAAGTTCTTCACAAAGCTACAGGAAACAGCAGATTTGGTTGCCAATAGTGCAGCTGCAGCTGGGTATCCTCCATATAACATAAAAAAGACTGGTGATAATGTCTATGTTATAGAGATGGCTGTTGCTGGATTTGGCAAACAGGATATCGAACTAACTCTTGAAGACAATAAGCTAAAGATCAAGGGTCAAACAACCGTTGATACTTTGGTTGCTGATGGAGTAGATACAGCTTTCCTTCATAAGGGAATTTCAGATCGTCCTTTCACAAGAACGTTCACACTGGCCGATGATGTTGTTATCAACAATGCGAAAATGGTTAATGGCATGTTGAAGGTGTGGCTGGAACACATCGTTCCAGAAGAAAAAAAGCCACGAAAAATCGATATTGAAGATGGCGAACAGAGCGAAGATAAATCGATAAAGAAAAAGTAATGTTTTGGTTTGTGGATCCTATCTTAACTAAAATCAATATTTGGTTACAGAGGCAAATTGCATATAACAATGCATATAAAGAGTTACACTCTCTTTCAGATAAAGAACTGTCTGATATAGGGATCAATCGTTATGATATACATCATACTGTCATTGACACTTTGAAACAACGAGTCCCGTCTCAGTCGTTCTAATAAATAGCGGGGGGAAACTCCCGCTATTTTTACATTAGGAGCTGTATATGACATATATCACGCACGACCAGCTTTGTAAATTCTTCGAAGATACAGATGAAGATAAACTACTTCCATTCGTTGATGCTTGCAATAAGGCGTTCGAACAATTCGAAATAAACAATACCAATCGCATCTCTATGTTTCTTGCTCAGATCGGACATGAGTCTGGTGGGTTAACAAAGTTTCAAGAGAATCTTAACTATAAGCCAGAAAGACTGGCTCAGATCTTTCCGAAATATTTTCGCGATGTAGATCCTGAAGACTACGCTCACAACCCAGAGAAAATCGCTAATCGCGTCTATGCTGATCGCATGGGCAATGGCGACGAGGATTCTGGAGATGGTTATCGTTTCCGTGGTCGCGGTGCTATTCAGTTAACCGGAAGAACAAATTATGAGGAATGTGGTAAGGATCTCGGCATCGATCTAACACAAAATCCAGACTATCTTTTAACACCAGATGGTGCTATCGCGTCAGCTGCTTGGTTTTGGGATAAACATGATCTTAATAAATGGGCCGATGAAAAAGATTGCGTCGCTGTGACAAAGAAAATTAACGGCGGAACCATTGGGCTCGAAGAGCGCAAGGAGTTATTTGAAGAAGCACTTACTATTTTCGTTTGACATTTATTTGATAGTGGGGTAGTATAGTAATTACTACCCCAACATACATTTATGGAGGTTTAATGAAATTTTACACAAGTGTTAATTCTATTGGTGACAAGATTTACGTTCGTGGTTATGAAAACGGTAAGCCAGTTGAGTTCATTAAAAAATACAAGCCATATCTGTTTCTACAAAAGCAAGACGGACTTTACAGGACTCTTGATGGCAAACAAGCAGACAAGTTGAATTTTGATTCAATTCGTGAAGCTCGTGACTTCATGAAAAGATATGAGGATGTGGACAATTTCGAATACTATGGTCTGACTAATTTTCAATATGTCTTTATGTATGACAATTACCCTGGGGAAATTCAGTACGATCCCTCAATCGTTTCAGTAGTAACAATTGATATTGAGTGTGCTGCTGATGAAGGTTTCCCGAATATTCAGAGAGCAGATAAAGAGATCACCGCTATCTGTCTACGAAAGAATGGTAAGAGCATAGTTCTAGGTTGTGGTGAATTCGAAACAGATGATAAGAATGTCAGCTATTTGAAGTGCAAAGACGAACACACGCTACTTGCTAACTTTCTCAAGGTATGGAACCATCCGACATGGAAGCCGGATATCGTCACAGGTTGGAACATTGAGTTCTTTGATATACCATATCTTGTCAATCGTATCAAAAATATGCTTGGCGATGCAGAGGCGAAGAGATTGTCTCCATGGCTTATCCTAGAAGAAAAGGAAGTTGAATTCAAGGGCAAAAGCAATCAGACCTACTCTCCTCTTGGTATTGCTGTTCTTGATTACTATCAATTGTATCGCAAGTTTACATTCGGCAATCAAGAGAGCTATAAACTAGATTATATCGCACAGGTCGAGATCGGCGAACGTAAAGTAGATTACTCTGAGTATGGTAACCTACTTGAATTGTATAAGAAAAACTTTCAGAAGTTCATTGAGTATAACATTTATGATTGTGCTCTAGTGGATAAACTGGATGCTAAGTTGAAGTTCATTGAACAGGTGATGGCGCTTGCCTATGATGCCAAGGTCAACTATCACGACACAATGACGACTGTTCGACCTTGGGATGTCATCATTCATAACTATCTGTTGGATCGAAGAATTGTTATTCCACAGTACAAGGTTGATACTAGAACATTTGATCTTGTTGGTGGGTATGTGAAGGAACCAAACATTGGTATGAACCGTTGGGTTGTTTCATTTGATTTGAACAGCCTGTATCCTCATCTTATCATGCAGTATAATATCAGTCCTGAAACGTTCGTAATGCGCTGTAGTTTACCAAGCATTGATAAGATCATTAGTACAGAAAGTGATTATCGCAAGTCAGATGAAAAAAATGATCTAGCCATAGCAGCAAATGGATGTACTTATCGTAAGGACAAGCAAGGTTTCTTACCTGCTCTGATGGAAAAGATGTATAACGATCGTGTTGAATACAAGAAGAAGATGATCGAGGCTAAGAAGAGATACGAGGAAACCAAGTCTCATGAAGATGAGATGCTTATTGCTAGATATCACAATCTGCAGATGGCCAAAAAGATTCAGCTAAACTCAGCTTATGGCGCACTTGGCAATCGTTACTTTCGTTGGTTCTCTTTCAACAATGCAGAAGCTATCACTATGTCTGGTCAGCTTTCTATTCGCTGGATAGAATGTAGAATGAATGAATTCATGAATAAAGTTTGCAAAACCAACGACGTTGACTATGTCATTGCTTCTGATACAGATTCTATCTATGTTACATTCGATAAGCTCATTCCTGAAAGCAGTAATGAGTTAAATGCTGTTAAGTTGATTGACAAATTTTGTGAGAGTAAGATCCAACCCTATCTTGACAAATGCTATCAAGATCTGGCAACTAAAATGAACGCATATCAGCAAAAGATGCAGATGAAGAGAGAAACTATCGCAAACAAGGGTATCTGGAAAGCAAAGAAGATGTATATCCTCAATGCTTGGAATGTTGAAGGTGTGCAGTATTCTGAACCAAAGCTGAAGATACAAGGCATTGAGGCTGTGCGTTCTTCTACTCCACATGCTTGTCGCGAGAAGCTCAAGGAAGCATTCAAGATCATTATGAACAAGGATGAGGAAACTCTGCAAAAGTTCATTGAGAATTTCAGGTCTGAGTTTGTGAAGTTGTCGTTTGAAGAAGTAGCATTTCCTCGTGGCGTCAAGGATCTTGGGAAGTATCGCGACAGTAAGCAGATATATAAGTTGGCGACACCAATACACGTAAAGGGTTCGTTGATTTTCAATCAACTTCTAAAAGATCACAATATCAAGAATATCCCACCTATTCAGGACGGTGATAAGATCAAGTTCGCATATCTCAAGACACCGAATAAGCTTGGTGAAACTGTTATTGCTACTGCTGATTATCTACCAAAGGAGTTTGGTCTTGATAGTCTAATCGACAGAGAGAAACAGTTTGAGAAAAGCTTTCTTGAACCAATGAAGTCTATTACAGAGGTCATTGATTGGAAAGTAGAAAAAACAGCATCATTGGAGGATTTTTTCACATGAAACAAGAAACAAATATAAACGACGACGACTTTGGTTTCACATTTAGTGATTCTGAAGAACAGAAGGCTCAATCGAAAGATAAGGTTCAGGGACTTCGCGACATGATCATGCCGCTCCTGAACAACCTGATGAAGAATCCAGATAAGGATACTATTGTTTGGCCAAATAGAGATAAGAAAATAAAACAATTCATCAAGAAAATGGACGATTATATTA